GTACTACCAAAGATATACACAGAGCCACCTGTACTTGATACAGTAACTGTAGCTGGTTGAATAACACCTGTGTTTGTATTAGTACCAAAGTCATAGTTAAGGTTAATGTCCAACTGCATGTCACCCATAGGCTCTGCATAGAGGGTCATCTTGTAGAATGTCTTACGAACCTGTGGGTCTGTAATAGGCATGTAAGGAGACTCATAGATAGCTTCAATGATATCACCATCAAAGTTAGAGCCTGTGTCTAACTCATAGACGTAGCCATCATCGTTAGCAAAGACTGTAGTCTCGTCATACCCTGCGGTATACTTGCTGTCAGTGCAATATGCTTTAATACCCTTTGAGGTAGACCACTGAATACCTGACCCACCCTGAGAAATAGTCTTAGTAGCGATAAGACCTTTAGAGGATCCTCTCTGCTCAGATGCTACATAAGCAAAGATACGATACTGTGATTTCTCTCTTAAAACAAGGCTGCTAAAAGTAGTTGTAGATTGAAGAAAGTTATTGGTATCTTTAGCAATCACGTCAGAAGCAATATCTAGTCCAAAGTCACCAATACGATCTGTAGCACTTAGAAGTCTAATGCCATCAGGTGCAACATACATAATGTCGCCGCCTACTTCTTGAATAGTATCAGAGTCAATACACCCAATACGATCTGTGATAGGTGCAACTTGATAGTCTGCTACACTATTACCTGTAATGCGTTTAATGCTATTACGGCTAAATACAATAAGTTGATCACGGAAGGTTGCTAAGCCTGTAATGGCATGACCAATGTTAATAACTCCACCACCGTTTGCAGGACTAAAGTCATCAAAGCTAGAAGGTGCAGTAAAGTATAGATCAGTACCTTTTGCATAGAAAGTTGTAGTCTTAAATAGAGCTACAAAGCTTGCACCTTGTACGTCATTATTAGTAATATATGTAATGGTGTCAGAAGCATCGTCATATACAGCGGGGTAGTTTGTACTATCTACTACAATTACTTTATGCCCAGCGCCAAAGTTTAACTCTGTGAAACGGGCTTTAGCTCCATTAAATGCAGAAGTACCTTTTAGAGTCCAACCAGTGCCAGAGCTTCTGTATATCTTGCTGCTTACACCGTCACTGCGGACTGCAATAAGCTCACCAGCATTGACTACTTTAACACCTAAGACAGGACCAGATCCAGGCACAACATTAGGGTCATACTTCTCGTAACCCTTAATCTTAGAGTAACCACCTTCTTTAGTTACTTCAAAGTTCTGCAAGATCGTAGCAGAGCCAATAGCATTAGTACCATGCTGCAACGAACTGAGATTAGAGATGAGACCACCTTTAAACTCAATAGGAAATGTCTGCCATTGCGTTGCCATTAGTAATAAACTCTTGTATCTCGCAGATATTCTGTGCGGTTAATGTGCAAGCTTCTAAGCTGCTTAATGCCTTGTGTAAACTTCTGCAATGCTAATTGTGCTGCTTGTAAGTCACCACGGAATTGATAGACATAATACATAGCACCATCAGTAATCACATAACGATATTGCTCTGGGAGGTTTGGCACATCAAGTGCGCTTTCTAGATCAAAACCAGAGGTAAAATACTCATAGATTACTTCATAAGCTTTATCTGGCTTTGGATAAAAGATCAGTTCACGACTAGGTGTACGAGCTATATAACGTGGTAGACTTGAGGTAGAGTTATACTCACTATCAGCATACTTGTCAAGGTATTCTTCGTAATCCAATACTCTTAGTTTAGTTGTGCTAGTGTTTTGACTATCATTTCTTTTAATACGGAATGTATTCATACTAACAGTTTTAGCATCATAAGGAATACTATACCTAGCTGTACCTGGTAGCAATATCTCTGAGGCCTCTACATGGTTCCATGGCCATTCATACTCTTCTTGCTGTACATGTCTAATGGCATTGTTGACAGAGTCTTTTGCAAAGCTGTAGTAACCTGTAGCTGCAGCAAAGTTAGCAGGGGTAAGCTCTACTTCGTTTAGTCTGCGGTTAATATCATTTACCAATGTAAGAAAGTTATATGCCATTATTACTTCTCCTTAACACGTAGGAAGATACTGCGCTCATACTGCAAGCCGCCACTCGTAGTAACTCTACATGTGATGGTATAACGTACATTGTTAGTACCAAGAGAGAACCTTGCAGTAGCTACAGCACCAGTAATGGTCCCTTGTACAAACTGTAGGCCATGTACTAATGAAGCATCTGACACTTGTGTCTTTACACCATCTGCATCATCAATGAACCAAGTAGCAGCAGCTACCAAGTCAGAACCTATAAAGCGTGACCAGTCTACGCTGTAGTCAATAATCTCGTCTTTATCTTTGTCGGGCCACTTGTAAGACATAATAAGTCCTTATGCTGCAATGTATACGGTATTACTGCCGCTTTGTTTTATCAGGCGTACTGTATAGTCTTCAGGGTTGATATAGACAGTGTTATCCATATCTCGCCCTACTATGTGTACAGTGTTGTTTTGAGATACTACGTAGGATGTAGTATTATTATCATATGATACGAGGTAGATGACACGGTTTCTGTCATATGCTTCTGGGTCATACGGGAAGTTAATCGCTACAGGAGGAGCTAGGTCTAGCTCAAATATAGCGGTAACAGATGTAGGAGTAATATGAGCCAGGCCTGTTACAGATGCTAACTCTTGTATATCTATATTAGATACAACACTAGGGTTAGTTATATTCGCATCTGCACTAAAGTCAATGTCAGATACATCTATATCAGAATTAATACTGCCTATAGTTATATTAGCTTTAGCATCTACATCAGCAAAGGCATTAGCAATGATAGAGGCTACTACAGGCGTTGGTACTACGTTAGCCTTAGCATCTACGTCAAAGAAGGTGTTTACTTCTAGAGTAGCAAGTAGGTTAGTCAGTTCTATGTTAGCTTTAGCATCTACGTCTAAGAAGTTGTTTACTTGGATAGAAGAGTTTGTGCTGGGCAGTAAGTATACAGCTTTAGCATCATATGTAATAGTATCAGCATACATAATTGCACTAACGCTTCCTGCAAAACCATTGGCTTTATTGGAAACAGTAGACTGTGCAAAAGGTGTTTGTGCAAATGTGCTAAAGCCTAACATCTAAGTATCCTTATTCAGGCTTAACAGGCCACACGACATCATTAGGGAATCCAGCCTGTTGTGGCACATCAAGAAGCGCCTGACGGTAGCCTGCCCAAGCGTCCTGCTGTTCTGCTGAGAGTGTAGCCCAGCGCAGTGGGTTACCGACGAATGCGTCTAATTTAGCCAACAGGGCGTCACGCTCCATGCGAAGCTGGTCAGACAGGGCTGCGTCCAGTTCAGCTTGAGTTGGCGGGATGTATGCTTCGACATCACCAGCGGCTTCCATAGCGGCTAAGAGATCGTCGTTGTTGATCGTCATGTCTGTGTCTGCTGGGTCTAAGGTGTAGGGAATCCAGCCAAAGGTTTCGTGTTCGATCTCACAGTCAATGACAGTTTCCGTGACGTATTTTGCGTTGCGGTAGTTTGTCATTATGAAATCCTCAGGAAAAGAGTTGTGTTGTAACGACCAATAGAGCCAACGCCACCCATCGCCCTCCACGTTCCCGCTGGAGTGCCACTGTAGCCTATTCTGGCTGCTGTGTTGTCGGAATATGTGGCGGTTGATGCCGTGCCTGCGTATCTAAGCCCAGAGCCTGCGTATGTGTCGCCAGCGGTAAAATAAAAAGTGCTTGCAGTGCTGCTGCCACCCAGCCAAGCATAAGTACCAACAGAACCAACGGCACTAGCAGAAGTGGAAGGCACACCGCCATTGACTGTAGAACAACCAACATCACCAGTAACGTCAATACCATTAGAAGCAGTAGCGAGTTTAACGGCTGCGTTGTGATACATTGCTGTGCCGCCAGTTTCCGTGAATAGCATATGCCACTGGTTATCTTCATCGTTATAGATACCAGCAGTTTCACCATCAGTCATAAATGACCAACGCCCCTCGTTGGAACTATTGCAAATCTGAAGACCACCCCAACCAGAAGTGCTTGAACTGATTTGCAACAAGTCAGCACGCTCCGTAGACTCTGATAGTGTTACACCTGCACCAATGACTACAGAGTTTGTGTCTACTGTGGGGGCATATAAGGCTCCAACTACAGTGAAGTTACTACCACTGATAGTGCAAGCAACTGTACCACCTGTTGTGAAGCCAATCTGGTTTGTCGTTGGCCTGTATATGCCAGTGTCGAGATCAGCACTCCAAGTGAAAGAAGGTGTTGTTGCACTATCTGCATCAATACCTTGGAAGCCGCCGCCAGTAGTTGATGTAGCGTTAAATGTGGAAGCGTTTGTAATCCCTTCAAAGGTAGCACCCTTGTTAAAGTAGAAAGAGGGTCTGTCTGTGTAGATATGCGCATAACTCGTGTTAGCTGGGCCAAAGTCAATATAACCATGTGCTGTAGAGTTACGAAGACCTCCCCAACCATTTACAGAAGCACCGTCAATGTTACCCCAAACATGGTTGTGGCTGTCATCTGCAACAGTAACACTCAAAGAAGCATTACCAGAGCCATCCCAAGAGACGGACCCAGATGCATCACCTGTTAGTGAGAGTGTGCGGGCTGTGGTCCACTTGTCTGCATTGGGGTGGTAGTTGTCATGGAATATTCTACGCCAAGGATAGTATGTAGCGCCAGAACCTGACCAACCTCTAAAGTAAAGGTCATCATTGCTGTGCCCACCTGCAATCTGCAAACCTGTATCAATATTTGCAGCAACAACCATAGCTCCATAAGCCTCCCCTGTGCCGTTAGTGGGGCTGCTGTTGAAGCCGTACATGCCAGGCACTCTGAAAGCAGCAGCGTTAGCGTCTGTTACTACCCGACCTTGTGCAAGAGCAAAGCCTGTGCTGTTAATACCATCAAGCAAGTTACTGTCAGCAGCTTTGCCTGTAGTAGACAGTTTCCCATCAAGCGCAGGCTGCAAGCCGTCAACATTAGAGATAATATGGTTGTGACTGTCATCCTGTACAACAGCAGTGATACTAATGTTACCAGAACCATCAAAGCTTGCACTACCCGTTACATCACCAGCAAGAGCAATAGTGCGGGCTGTTGTTAGTTTGTCTGCATTGGGGTGGTAGCCATCATCAAACACACGATCAGTACCAATATACATTGAAGTTGCACTGTTTCCAAAGTCTATGCGGCCACCAGCGTTAGCAGTGACGTGTATATAGCTAGCACCATCATACCAAGCGTGTCTAAAGTTTCGTTCAGATGCTGTATCATTGAGGCCATACCAGTGCAATCTTGAGTCGCTAGTATCAGATAGTCTTGCATCTGCTCTTTGAGCCGCATTACCTGCTGCACGATTCCAGCGGATATGGTTGCCATTGTCAATCGCTAGTGTACCCGTCATAGTGTCGCCAGAAGCGTTAATATAACGTCCATCTGTGTAGGCGGTATCTAAGCTAATAGTGCGGTTAACTGTAAGGTCGCCACCACCAGTAATACCTGTACCAGCAGTGATAACTCTAGCTGTAGGTGCTTTAGAGTCTAGTGCAGCCTGTAGGCCATCTACGTTGCTGATTATATGGCTGTGACTGTCATCCTGTACAACAGCAGAAATATTGATGTTAGCTGAGCCATCAAAGGTAGCACTACCTGTTACATCGCCAGAGAGTTGCACTGTACGTGCAGTAGCCAGCTTAGTAGCGGTAGAAGCGTTACCAGTGACGTTACCTACAACAGAACCTGTATGTGTACCTGAGCTATTACCTGTAAGGTTACCACTTACGTTGCCTGTAAGGTTGCCTGTGACGTTACCTTGGAGATTACCCTCAAAGATAGCAGCAAGTACAGTGCCTAGAGAGAATGATGGATCAGATGTATCAATAGCACCTTCTGGTTCTGGATCATATTCATCAAATACAGTCCACTTGTTAGAAGATACATCATAGTAGATACCCAAGTGAGTATAACCAATACCAGTAGTACCTGTGTTTCTGTTAGAAGCAAAACCTGTGTCTACGTTAACAGGAGATCCTGTACCAGTCCAAACATCACCAAGTGTATGCCCTGTGGTAGCTTCAAACTTAATAGCGATGTTGTCAGTAGAGTGAATAAGCTGATCATCACCTGTGATATCTACATTCTGAGCAATAAAGGTAACAAAGTTATCTGTAGACCACTCAAAAGTATCAACACCTCCTGTACCTGTTCCAACACCATCAATACGAACATAGTAGTTAGTCTGTACTGGCCCAGTAAAGTGACCAGTAAGAGAAGCGTCATCTAGACCTGTACCAGAAAAAGCAGTGTTTAAAGAGCCAATAGTGTCACCGCTGTTAAAGTAGTTCCATGCATTAGCAATGGCAATGTTAGCACTAGACGAGATGGTCTGAGAGCCTAAAACATTGAGGTTACCTGCAACAGTAACATTGCCGTCAACGTAACTATTACCAGTGACACGTAATGTCTGGAAAGCTTCTGAGCGTGGGTGAACGTAGATGCAACCACCTACCGCAGCACTAATAAGGCATATACCAATTTCTGTAGGATAGAAGGGGTACGTAGGAGAGGCTGTCTGAGTACCGCCATCAGGTGCAACATGAACAGGTTCACCTACAGTAAGGTGAGAGGTGTCTATATCTCCTACCAAGCCACGAGCAGTAACATAGCCGTATGTGGCATCTTCAATGTCGTGAGTAGCAATACCTACGGCCTGAGACTCTTCATAAGTACCGTTAGCTTTTGCAGGTACAATAGAAGGGATGCCACCTACTTCACCAGAGAGATAAACAGGTGTACCATTGGTAATAGTTGAACCTGTACCATTGTAGACTTTAATCCAGTCTTCTTGACCTACTTGAAGTGTTATGTCTGCTTCAGCATTATAAACACCTAAAGCACCCCAAGCCGCATCATAAAAGATGCGACCTTCACGGTGTGCTGGCTTAGTACCAATAGTGGTGTTAAGATCAATATGTGTTTCTACTTCAAGAGAAGTACCAATATCTAAAGCCCCGGCAAGAGATGTGTCACCATTAGCTGCTTGATAGATAGCTTTAGAGGCAGGGTATGTCATAAAGACATCTTTAATGCCAGCAGAGAAGTCTACTGCAGATGTACCATTAGAGCCACTAAGAATAGTTGTACGAGTTAGGATGTTACCTGTATTCCAAGTACCTAAGCCTACCTCCCACTCATCCACACCTGAAGTAGTATGTACAATGGCGTAATAGGTAGTATCACCATCAGTCATAAAAGAGTTAAAGGTGGTAAAGGTAGAAGCTGAACCACTAAGATCAATAGCCCCAATACCTACAGAAGAAGTACCCTCTTTTACACGGTCTTTGATGATAAATGCCATTATGCAGTGCCTACTATTATTATTAAGAGATGCGGATTACAGCGTTTGTTGCGTCTGCAGTTGGGAATACCAGAGTGAAATCTCCAGATGTAGAAGTAACTGTACCACCAAAGTCAAATACAGCAACGGCTCTATTAGCTTTTGAGGCATTATAAATGATTGCACCATCAGCAGCAATAGTATGGTTAACAAAGATCTCATCATCAAAGTCTACAAATGCAGTAGTACCTGAGAGAGTAATAGTTGCAGTGTCAAGCACCTGACCACCCGCAGAGTAGTTTGTACCTACAGCCTCATCAGTGTTACCAGTAATGTCAGAGTAGTTTGTAGTATTGTCATCATACGTACCTGTAGGGGTTTGTTTGATGAGTGCTACTTTAAGAGTATCTGTGTCGAGATCGTGAACACCACCAAGAAGCTCTTGCTTGAAGCTGTTGCACATCGCAGTTGTAATAGCCATCTTGTGATGTCCTCTATGTTAAAGGCACAAAGGGGCCAGCGTTATGCCAGCCCCTAAGTTAGGTAGATTAAGCAGCGTTGTAGTTAGCTACAATGAGCGACTCTGGACGCAGGATCTTGCGACCATAGAGGTGCATACCACGTACAATGTCAGCAAAGCTGTTTGGATCACGGTAAGACTCAACTTTGTTGATCTGCTCAGCAGAAGCAACAGCATCGTCCTGACCAGCAACAATAACACCATAGTCAGTCTGCTGTGCAGCAGTACCGTTAGTACCAGCACCTGTGCCGAGGTATGGCAGGTTGTTGGATACATATACACGGAAGCCGTGGATGTTGTTGAGGATCAAACCGTTCTGGAGACCAGCACCACCGAAGTCGCCGTTAAGCATACGGGAGTCTTCGTCTTTCAGCATCTCTACGAACACTGGATCAAGTACAACCCAGCGACCACGAGCGTCTACGTTCTGTGTGTCCATCTTACGAGCCATACGAGCAAGTACAGTCAATGGAGAAACAGTCGAAGAAGACAACGCAGTTGCGCCTGGAAGACGTGGAGCCAATGGGATAGCATCGCCAGCAGTAGCTGTACCAGAGATGGTCAAGTTACCAAAAGCAGTTGCATCAAGCTTGTTAGCAGCAAGAAGCTCGTCTGCACCAGCAGCAGCATTAGCTTTGTCGCCAGAAGCTACAGTGTTTGCAGCCCAAGAACCAGCACCACCCGCATAACCAGACAAGTAACCCAGTACTTCTTCGTCCATTGCGTCAGCCATTTTATAAGCTGCTTTGTCGGAAGCCATACGTGTGAAATCAACGTGCGAGAACTGCTCTTCGATGTCATCCATTTTGAATGCGAAGTAGTTAGCTTTGTCGATTGTCAGGGAGAAGTCTGTGTCGTCCAACTGCTCAGCAGTGATGGATGTGTGACGCTGCAGAGCTGTGACTGTTACGTCTGGCTCTTTTTGGATGCGAACAGTGTCGCCTTGGTTGGAGATTTCACCAAAGTAAGAGTTGTTGGTGATTGCGTTAGTAACAGCGGACTTGCGAAGTGCAATCTGTGCTGTTTTCGAGTAGATTACTGGGGACCAGGCTCCGTTGAAGCCGCCAGATGCAGATGTAATAGCCATTGTGAAATCCTTTCAAAGATATATGTGGCTTAGAGGGGAGACACTACATATCCACTTGAAAGAGGCTCTTCTTAATAGGGTAGTCAGCGTTGCTATCAGGATGGCCGTCCATTTAGCGCTGGGCCTATAATAGGAGGTAGTTCTTTATGTGGGAGTTTGTGCTTAGTGTTAAAGCATACACAAACTTCATAGCTGTGTATGCCCTTAGTTTTACTTACGGTTAAAGTATTGTCAACTATCTTTTACTCATATCGTAAATAAACTTTCCTGATTGCTGCGCTTTGAAGATTTCCTCCATGCGGCTCTCATATTCTTTAATACTCATCCTTTCCACTGCTGATTCAGAGAGGTAATTAGAAGAGTCATTTGTATCAATTACACTACGACGAGACTTAACAGAAGATGCCGCCTCTTTGTCTGCGCTAGGCTTCTTAGTCTTGATACCCTTGTCAGCCTTGTAGAGATCCAACACACGAGCTACAGACTTAACAT